TGTTCTCTTCCTGACAATTGCGATTCATTTACGTAATCACCTTCTGAGAAATATTTAGTTATTAAATCTTCCTCTTCCTCAGTAATCATTACAAATAATCCACCTAATATTTCTTTTAACTTCATTATTGCTCTCTATTAAGTTTATTAAGTAAATTTCTAAACTGCATCCTAGTATCTGGGTTCATTGCCAGTTGGTCTAGGTTGGCGGCTTGATGTGCCAATGCTTGTCGCTGTATAGGAGTCAATACTTTTCCTTGTTCTGCGTTATCAATTGCATTTGCGGCCATCTGTGCTGTTGCACCGCCTAAATTGTCTCTGCCAAGTCTTTGCATGGCTTGTGTTCTTTGTGTCTTTAATTTGTTGTTTGCGGCTTTCATATCCGTTGCCGATGGTTCTGCTTGTTGTTCATCGTCAGGACCTTGTGAGCCTGTACTGTATGCTTCTGGAACTTCCATATCGATTTTATGCATGTTTTCACTATCTAACATTTTCCATGTTTCGTAGTCTATATACATATCGGTATCTGGGTCATAATAACTACCCTCTTTCGGGTCATAGTATACAACCTTACCAGATTTAGTCATAATTGGACCTTCTAGTCCATCTCTTGCTATATATTTTTCTCTGTCCATAGCAGGAAGTTCTGACCAACCTTCTTTTACTTCTGATTGTTTCATATCTGGATAAACTTTATCTAGTATTTCCCAGTATTCGTCATAGTCATATACCTTATCACCTACTTCTACATCCATAGGATAAGCATCAAAGTGTTTTTTGTGGTCATCAACGTAATCTTTTATGTCTGTCGCAATACTTTCTGATAATCCCATCATACTTTTAATTGTACTTTCATCTTTAGATTTTAATGCAGACATTACTTTAATATAATCAGAAAAACTTAATGTTTTCATTCTTGCTTTGACATCTTCTACTGGAGAATCAATAAGACTAGCGATGTCTTGCATTCGGTCATCTACACCTTCAACAAACATTGTTTTCTCTATTTCATTCTTTAATGACATTATATTCTCCGTTATCGCCTATTTAGTGTCTTTAAACGCTTACTCGCTGGATTCATTCGCTTAGTCATTTTTGCTTTACGTTTCATTCTAGCGCCCATTTTTGCTTTTGTTCTTGCTAATGTGAAGCGTTTCTTCATATTAACTGGTTTAAAACAATTTCCAGGTTTAGTTACTGTTTTACCTTTAAGTCTTCCTGAACTACATCTATACTTACGAACAATACTTCTGCCTTTACGGGCATAAACTAATTTCGCTTCATATATCTCTTCAGAAATTTCTTCAAATAACATCTTTTTAGCCTATCAAATTAAACATCTGTGCAAATAAGGCAATAAGCATTGTCGAAAATAAAGTTGATGCTGTCCATATCAAAATTTTCTTCGTCTCTGCAAAACCTTTTTCCATTACTGCTTCGTTCTTATCAATCTTTTCATTAATGTCTTTTAATGACTTATTAAAATGATGATACCTCTCATAGCATACTGCTACGTGAGTCTCTAAACTCTCTGCTTCTAAATGTGCTAATTTTGGTTCCTTATCAGCCATGGTAGCATCTCCCTAAATTAAATTACTAATTGTATTTATCATTTGTAGCCAGGAATTAATCTTCAAGTAAAACCAAAAAGGAGACATAATGTCTCCTCTCTCAATTAATTAATTTAATTAATTTAATTATTTTCTATCAAATGGTCTACCTAATTGACCTCTTTTAGTACTATATGTTGTTGCACCTATTCTTTTTCCTAATGCCCTACCAGCGGCACCTGCGGCTGCGATTGCTCCAATACCAGCGGCTGCTTTTACGATTGGTTTATCCCACATCTTCTTCTTTTTATCTTCACTATCGTCAACAATATAATTACCACGTTTCTGTAGTTTTAGAAGTGCTGGCATTATTTCTGCCAATCTTGCTTTTCTACGCATCCATTGAACTAATCTTGTGACTACTAGTGCTTTTTGATTTTGACTCAAGTTGTCCCAATCTCCTACAAGTCTACGAACTGACTTTAACATACCATCTTGGACATTTAAATTTCTTTGATATCTTAATAGATATCTTTGCTCAAATGATGAATCGTTTCTATTATTAGAATAATGAAGTAAAAATCTCAAAATGTCTGCTTTCTGTAATGAAAGTCTGCCTCTTGCTATTTCATCTTTTTCGTCATCGCCAATATCGTTGTCTTTTCCCATTAAACGATTAAGAGCCATATACATATCAGTACCATTAGTTCTGAAATAATCAAAGTTTCTGTAAACCATAGTACGAGATGCTATATCTCCTGCCAATGGGGCAAAGTCGTAATCTTTATTAAAAATATTTAATATAAGAAAATGAACAAAAACTATATCTGCCGCATCATTAATATTAACATCAGACGCCATCTTTTTAGTTCTGAACAATCTACTTTCAGATAATGTATTAACAAATTGAACTTTGTTTACCATTTTCTGCAACTCCAATATCTTGCTTTGTGCTTTGGTCCAGGATTATCGCAATTATGTCTTGCTCTAAAATTCTTTCGTTTTCCTGGATTAGACTTTTTAATTCTAACACCCTTTTGCCCGAAGTTAACTTTAACTACATTGCCCTTATCATTCTTAACATAGACTTTGAATTTTTTAACATCACCAGCACTAGGTTTATTTAATTTAACAGTACGACCTTGATATTCTGCTTCAAAAAGTCCTTCTTCGCAGTATGCAAGATATCCATATTCTTCATGGAAATCTTGTGAGTCTTCTAATGTAACTTCTGTAATTGGTTGCTCTATGAGTTCTAACTCATCAATCAATCTTCTTAATTCTGTATTATCCGTCATATTAATTCTCTTTTACTATATCTTTACAAGTATCACTCGCATATTTTTTAAAGTACCTAGGCGCAAATGCGTGTAAAAATACTGCCAGTGCGGCCTTTTTCAAACGCCACGCAATACCCATTGCGTGTTTAAAATGTTGCCAGCGTGTCATATCTGCCTCATCTAAATGCAATTTACACTTCTCGCTAAACATTATTACTTCCTCGTTCTTACATATTATATGTATTTATCTTACTTGAGGGCTCCACTTGTAACTCTTTTACTGTTAGGATGTCTCTTTGCTGTAAAAGTAGAGTGTGACATATCTTTCTTTACTGGTGGTTGTCCTTTTTTTCTTGCTTGTGTATACGGTATTGTTCTTTTGCCCATTGTCTTATTATTAGTAGTTAAAATTATCTCTCTTGTCTCATGTTCGCCGCTGTAAAACCTGCTCTATTGACTAGTTTTACATCCTTGTCTATTACATATCCTTCTCCGCCTCTTTCACCGTTTGTACTGGCTTCGATATCTGCTGGCTGAGAATCTAATGCTGTAATAATCTTATTCTTTGTTGTCATTACACCTTTAATAAATGTAAATATTGCTTCAAATCCATCACTATTTTCTTGGGCGTATTGAAGTACTCTTTCTTTTTTAGGTCCACTTAGTTTTGATGTTTCTACCCATTGACTAAAACTCGCTCCTAGGTTATCTAAGTTGCCTGCTTTTGTGCTATTATTGATATATGTATAAAGAATATTACGAAAATCTGTCATTTTTAATTCTGCTGGAACTGCCAATAATTTATCAATTGCATTAGCATTTGATTTTAAATAACTTTCTAATCTGTCTACTTCTGGTAAGTCAACACCAGGCGATGTAGTAACATATACTGGAGGCATAATAAATGTTCTACCATCTTTAAGTTGACCCATATCTACACTGCTTTTGTTTCCTTCTAAATCAATTGATTGATGTACAACAATACCTACATCACTTCCTGTAATCTTTTGGCCTATTTCACTTTTTTCGTTCACTGAATATGTTGTAGTGTTTGGCTTAAATATAAGTCTACCATCTTTTGATGGAGGGGTTGAGAACCATAATAAGTCGCCGTGCAAATATCCTCTGAAGTCGTCAGGAATAACACTCTCTACTTTGTCCCATATATTTTTCATTTGTGTTGCGAATGCTTTACGGCTATCTTCAATCTCGCCTTTGGCTCTGTTTAAAAACATTTGCTCTAAGTCATCACTGCTTGTTACTCTGCCGTTATAACCTTTTGCACCAAATCCACTTTTATCTGTAAGTACGAATTCGCCATTCTCATTACGACCAAAGATGACGGCTGGTGAGCCATCCCATTTGATACTAATTGATGAAGGAGAAGTTTCTATCTGATGTAATTTAGCGATTGCTTTTTTACCACCTTCACTTCCTGCTGGTCCGTCAAGTCCTAGAATAAGGTCTTCTAAATGTTGAATTCTTGCGCCCTCTTCATTGAGTGCTTTATCCAGAAGTTTCTTCATCTTCTGATGGAAACCTATTTGTTTATTACGAGGCTTTCTTGGACCTCTAAATCTTCTTTGACGACCTTTGTCTAATATATCTTCAACTTTCATCTTACTTATCCCCGTATGGATTTTCACCTGTTAATTTAGGACGAGCAAACCACAGTTTAAACCATTCTTTTGTGCCTGGTTCTATGTTGTTTTTCTTTTGATACTTAGACTTTTCAGTTCCTGTATAAGAAATATTTTCTTGCTTGGTTTCTTCAGGTTGGTATGGCTTATAGATACCAGAAAGAACCTTTAGTTCTTCAAGTTGCTGTTCGAGGCTACTACTTTCTTTTAGCATGAGTTATTCCTCGCTTAAACTTTCTCAAGTCGCCAGTTCGTATGCTATTAACCAAACGCTTAGATAAATCTACGGCAACATCATTATCAAACTCACGGTGAATGAATTCAATTAGATTTATTGCACCAGAAATAATATGTTCGCCCTTTTGTTCAACGAATCTCTCTGGCTCATTCTTAGAAATCGCCATTGAGTTTAATTCTTCAAAAAGACTTTTACGTGGTTTCTTAGTCATAAAATTGCTCTCCAAGAGATAAATTCTCTATCAACAGTATTTATCAATTATCATCAAATGGAGTAGACTTTTTTGTCTTTAACATCGCTCTCAAATCCCTTGAGGCGTTTGTCTTCTCCGGTGGAATAGCGGAGTCACTCATAGTATCAGTGACCGTGTTTTTTCTTTTTAATGTGTCCATAACTTTTGAAGTTTGGGAATCTTGTGAACCAACTGCTAAATCATCATCTTCTAAATCTGAATCACTAATTCTAAGACTATCTCTGTCAAATACTAGATTTATCTTGGAACCAACACCACTAGAACTTCTTGTTTTCAATAATTGTAATTGATATTGGCCACGTTCTCTCATTGCATTACTAGTAAAGATACCAATAACATTATCAGCAGTTTGAATTTTAGAGATACCACCAGCAATATGAGAGTGGTCAAATTCTACTTCTTCTACTGCTGAACGATTTAACTGGGATGCAGTCACTACAACTGTCTGTGATTCCATTGCAAAGTTACGAATTTCTTCTGTGACATATTTGTCTTTAATAAACAAGTCACCTGGATTTACTTTCTTAGTAGCAGGCATTAACAAATCTAAGTAGTCAATACAAATACAATCAACTGTTTTGCCTGTTACAATTTGAAGTTCTTTTAGATAAGCACGAACATCATTGATTGTTGAACCCGAGGACATATATTTAATTCTAAGCATACCAGACTTTTTACCGATAGTCTTAACTTTCAACTCAACATCATCTAGTTCTTTAAAGATACGTCTAGTACTCTTGTCAGTTGCCATCGCATCGATACGCATTGCTGATAATTCTTCAGATAATTCTAAAGTAAGATATACACAATTCATTCCTGCTTCTGCCCAGTTCAAACTCATATTTTGCATGAACAAAGATTTACCAGAACCAGAACCACCGGCAAAGATAGTTACTTCACCTCGATTAATACCACCGTAAAGTTTATCATCTAAGTCCTTCCAACCTGTAGTAATTTGTCCATTGTTATCTTTGAGCATTTCAAGTCTTGCTCTCGGGTCATGGAAATAATCAGTACCTAAAGACCTTGCTAAACCTATCTGAACTGCATCTTTAATTGTTGTTTCTACTTCACCATATTTACCTTCTTCAAGTAAATCAGCACTATTAACGATTGCTCGTTCAATTGCTTTGTGTCTACAGAATGTTTCAAACTCATCTACAAACCAGTCACTATGCTTTGCTATATCTTCTAGTAATTCTATCTCTTGGCCGGTCTCTGCTTTTATTTGTTCAACAGATGGCATAGTAGAATATTCTTCACTATAATTGATTAGATATCCCACAATATCACGGTTCGGTCTATCAAAGTGACGTTCATCAATGATGCCCATCACTCTAGTAAACAACTGTGGGTCTGTCAACATAAATTGAACAAACAATTTTTGCAAGTCTGGTGAGTAGTTTTTGACTTCTGACATTTAGTTTCCTGGAAAGTTTATACTATTATACAAGTTTTTTTACTCTTTGTCAATACTAATATGTTTCAATTAATGTATCTGCAATACCGTGTTTAACTGCTTCTTCAGGAGTTAGCCAATGGTCTGTTTTTGGTGCAAGTAAATGCTTACGAATATAATTCTCTTTCTTTCCAGTACATTTAATATAATGTTCCATCAACTTTTGATTTGTCCATTCCATGTGAGCATGTGCATCTAACATATCATGGTACTGACCTTGAGTTCCGCCACTAAATTCATGTGACATAACTGCTGTATTCTGTGTCAGATATCTATGTCCTTTTACACCAGACATCATAAGCATAACACCACAGGATGCAATTGACCCCATACCGTATGTGTAAACTGGAATACGAGATTGTTTAATAACATCAATAAGATGCATACAACTATCTACATAACCACCAGGAGAATTGATATACAAGTGAATAATCTCTGGTGCCTTATCTGATGGCATTAGATTGTATTCCATAATCATTTTAACTAATGGCATACAATTGTCTTGGTTAAATTCTTTGTCCATATGTAACACACCATTTTCCCTTAAGAATTCACCAGGTTGTTTTGGTGGTGCTGGTGGTTGTGGCATTGGTGGCATCGGCGGTGGCGTCGGTGCTTCTTTAGGTTCTGGTATCACGTTAATCTTAATCTCTTTATTTTTCATTTTATTATTATGCTCCTACGC